TCATACGCAGGCCGAGCCGTTTACCAACATCCTTAGAGGCTGCACGGTACTCCGTGATCATTGCCTTGTAGGCGTCGTCCAAATCTTTCAACAGTATCTCGCTGGAGGCAGAGATCCTGGATTGGAATTTACTGAGGCCAAGGGATCTAAACCTCTCACGGAAAATAGTGAAATCCATGTGATGACCGAATTCATGTATCCAAACTTGGGTGTGCCATTCTCCTGAGAGGCCTTCCCGCACTCCCAAGTGCTTGGTGCCCATCCAATATGTTCCGTCAGCATTACTGCCATATCTGTTTCCCCAAGGATTCTTTAGCTTACCTTTTTGGCCCATATTGAAAATAAATGTTTTCCGTTTCACGTCGGACATCATTTTGGCCAGCTCTTTGTTAAAGCCGTTCTCCCCCATCCGCTTCTTTGCACGCGCAAGGCCTTGCAGTTGGTTCTCAGACATCGCGGACTTGCGTACAACCATTGTCTTATCTAATTGAGAGGTGGCCGTGGCAGTGCTTTGTTTGAACTGCTTAACTGTTTTGGCTGGTGCCGAAGTGAACCCCAAGTTCTGGCCGTTGCGTTTACTGAGGAACCTTCCCGACTTCTCACTCCATACTAATACCTTCACACTGCGGGAGGATTTGCCATACACCTTGTAGACCTGGCCGCTTGCATCCTTAAAGATATCTCCCAATGCCAACGAGCGGTAGTTAGCAGGATCCACTACATCGGCCAACCCAGTGTACTTTCCCTTCGGAGTGGTAGGAGGCTTCGGCGGCACGGGAGGTTTAACAGGTTTCTTTGCTTTGAAGGCCAGCAGCTTCTTGTTCCTAGCTGTTACATACTTGCCAGTACGTGTACTCCACGGCAAGGCCTCCACTCCCGTAGCGGTTATCTTATGTGCTTTGTAAACTGCGCCATCAACAAGGTATTTGAATTCCTCGCCTACTGTAAGGTCCACCAAGCCAGCATTACTAAAAGCAGGCACCTGCGGCGGTGCAATAAATGCATCGGGTGCATCCAGGCCGGCACGCCTACTAGGCAAGGGCCTCGGAGCTACGCCAGTGATCTTTGCATCGGCAAAGCCCATCTCCTTAAGCGATAGCGGCCTACCTGTTTGGTCTATCTGCTGTTGCAGGTTTAGCTTGCCCTGCTTCCACAGCTTGTGCCGGGTAGGACCAAGCACTTCTAGCTGTACCGCTTTCGGCTGGGTCTTTAACCACCTGCTATACCCTAGGCCTTTAGCTACCTGGCCGTTCATGCTTGCCCGTGTTGCTTTCGGTGCGTTGTTGTCTAGCTTGCGTGCAATGCTTTGTTGTCTACGTGTTGCTCCTGCTGCGTTGCCTTGCTTCTGCAATGCCTCCCAGGACTTGGTGTTCGGCACCAGTGAGGATCGGCAGTTAAAGTGCCAGGGCGGCGGTCCAGTGTAGCTGCCGCTGCCACCCACCGGTTCGTAGTCCGGCAACGTCCACTCGTCGGGTCGGCTTCCCTTGGCCTGGCATATGTCGGAGGTACGTGCATCGAGCGTGACAATTACTGTTACCGATTCGATGACATCCGTGTTGGCCTCGTAAGTAGCAAGCCTTATCTCATTCGCTACGCTTTGAATGCTAGTACGCACTAGGGCTGTGGCCTCGCGAGTGCTTACGTTCATAATGCCGCCAGTGAATACCGGCACCGACTTGGCCTTGCCAGCAATCTCAACCAACTGCCGCGCTCCAGTAGCAGTCCCTCGGACACGGCGCACAAGGTCTCCGGTGCTCTCCCCTAGCAAGTAGCCCTGCCGCATCTGGTCCGCAAAGCGTCGCCGTAGACCCGCAGACTGCCGACCCCAATGCTCGGCAGCCGGCGCCCCGAAGATGCTAGACTCCTTTGCCAGCACCCGGAGCGTGGCTGGGCTTAGACCTGCCGATACTATGTCCACACCAAACAGGCTGTTGAGTTGCTGCGCTCCAAACGCATGCTCGGTAATGGCAAGGTCTCCCATCTCGCCGGCCATAAACCTATTCATGCCGACATAGCTACCTTTGATGGTGCTGTTCACTTGTTTGAGCAGGCCTTCCAACCGCGCCCGTTTAATAGCAGTGAAGTCGTAGCTGCCTAGCTGCTCTAGTAAACTGTTTTGCAGTGTACGCAGCTGGCCGAGGATTTGACGGCGCAGTGCAGCATCATATCGCAATAACGAAATGTTATGCCGAACTAGGCCGTCGCTTGCAAGGTCGTTAAAGCCCATGGCCTATTCCTCTTCCTCTTCTTCCTCTTCCTCGTCATCATCCTCTTCGTCTTCGCCTTCCAGGTCGTCGACGTCATCGGTAATGCCGAACTTGGCCGCGTCATCCTCCAACTGCTTGAGCTCATCGACCTCAGTATGCTCATCGGGGTACATGCCGCCTTGCTGCATCTTAAAGAAGTAGGCCTTAAACGAAAGCTTGCCTGCTTGCAGTGCTGCCAGCAGTTGCGCCAGCATCTCTGGAGGCATACCGATCCTTACAAACTCGGTGTTGAGTTGCAGGGCTATATTGCCCAAGCTGCCGTCCCATGCAGACATAAATTCCAAGGCCGAGTTAATACCCTCGCTGACGCCGTTAGCAATAGAGGCCAGCACACTATGCTCGCCGGCACTGCGTAACTCATGCGTCTCAAAAGCTTCGGCCTTGCGTATCTGCTCCTCCAACAGCCGTGCACCGAGTATTGCCATCTGCCCTTGCTTCTCAACCATCGCATTCTCAAGTGCACTGAGGCCAGAGCCAGTAAACTCCAGCATACCTACCTTCACTTGCTGTGCATCCACGCCAGTAATGACCCAGGCCGCACTACTACCGATTACCAACTCCTGCTGTTCCGATAGCCCTACAATGTACGGCGTAGGCAGTGCAGTAAAGTGACGGCCATGCTCCAAGTCCGCGCTTGTACGGTAATGCGACATATTCACTGAGGCCAGGCCTTCGATGGGCGGCTTCTGTTCTTCCTCGTCGCTGTCGCCGCTAGTAACAACCACAAACGGTATTACATCCATTGCGGATCCGCGCAGTGTTGGGAAGTCCTGCGTATGCAGTATGAAGTCGTCGGACCTTGCGCCTGCTCCGGCCTGGCCAGTTAGATCTTTCTTTGCACGCCATACCTGCACCCGATACACGTTGTTCTGCGAGGGATCAAACAATATCTCTGGAGGGTTTTCCATGCGCTCCAGTTCCTCGTTGGCCAAGTCCTTACTGATAAGCTCTAACACCCGCCATTGCTTCTTATCCTCTACCACAAAGCGGTCGTCCTCCTTAACCTGGCCATACTCTTCTTCCAGCACTACTCGGACCAGTATTTTCTTGCCGTCCGCGTCTATATCGTATTCCCAGTTAATGATTGACTCGGCCGTGTACCCTACCATCCAGGGGTTGGCCGTCATTGAGATAACAGGCGGCAGGTCAGCAAGGATTCCGTACTTGTTCATCATAAGCACTTCCTGCATGACCACAGTAGCAAAGCCTTCCAGCGACAAGTTGTTCTTTGTGAGGTTACGCAGGAAGCCTTCCTTCACATTGTCCTTGGCCTCGACAATTGGATCCTTGCGCATAACCATTCCAACCAGGCCTTGCATAGTACGCCGCGTTGCTTCGAAGAACAGTGCACGCATCTTGTATGCTTCGTATTGCTTGGTCTCTTGCTTGTGCAGCTTCGGCAGGTAGGAATCGCCGGCCGCCTTAACTGCGTACTCGCCATCAGTGGCGTCGCGTACCATTGCCCAGCGTGGTTGTAGCTTTTGATAGATACGGTGTTGTGCGTTGACAGTGTTGCCCATGTTGTACTCCTCAGAATCCCTGGATGGTGGTTACGCTTACGATTGGTTTGGCTACTGGATACAGGTAGGCCGTGGGATAGCCCATGGCATCCAGTAAATGTGAAAACTGTTTCTGCTTGAGCCGCAGCTCATGCGTGTATGCATGCATATACTTCTGAATCTTCTTGCAGGCCGGGTCTATAGTGAGAGTCGGCCTTCCGCGACTCGGATTAAGCTTGCCATTGACTGCGTTCTCTCGGTCGCGGATTTTAGGGTTGGCCGACTTGCTGATAACCTCGAACTTGGTACGCAACCAAGTAAAGTCTGACTGACCCCCTGGGCTATTCGTCGATCTAGCTCGGCCACTAGCGTCCGGGTATATTGTTCGTATACGTGGCTGCTTATCTTTATCGAGGAAGTTGAGTATCTGGCCTTTAACAATTTCCTCGTGGGTGCCTGTGTTGTCCTGCGAAAGAATGTCAACCATATATTGCGTATCCGCGTTCTCAATTTCAATTTCAGCGACAATGTGCATGTGCTTGCCGTTGACCCAGAAAACAATGGCGGCCATCGGGTCGACGTTGAAATCCATTCCGACAAGAAGTTCGTGGCCTGGATCCTCGAGCCGAATAACGTTTCGTTCCTTGCTAAAGCCATAGTAGATCGCTCCCTTGCTTAAGTTAACGAAGCTGCCGTCGAAGTAGGCCTGCTTCATCTTGTCTGTATAGCCCGATAGCAATGTATCGAGGTACTGTTGCGGTAATGCTAGGTTGGCCGATGTAGGTACGTGGACTAGGCCAATGTCATACCTGTCCTGATCCTCTCCCTCGCATATGTCGTACCCCCAGTTCAATTGCTCCGGGGTTCCGAGTAGGCCTATCTCCCTGTGCCGTGCTTTCGGAGCGCGTACCCTAGCAAGCATCTGCATGAATACGGCCTCGTCCTGTATGAACGGTTCATCGATGGTGGCCGTGGCAACGTTCGGTCCTTTGAGGCTGTCGGGTTCCTCTCCGGAGCCGATCCATATAATACCAGTTCGGCCTCGGTCAGTAATACGGAATTCGTTATCGGATTTGTTGTACTTGTATCGCAACGTATTGCGTACCGACTTCTTACCGTCCAGTAACTCGATAAGCGTTGGCACCACAGTACGCTTGGCCACCTTGTAGGAGGGCGATACCCAAAAGTGGGGCTGGCCGTTGTTAAGCAAGGCCATGCTTATAGCCCGCTTGCTCCCTATCAACGTTTTGCCAGCCCCGTACCCCGCTACCATGGCCTTAATAAAGTTTGGTATGTTCCACCACTTGCGCTGGTGCTCAAACATGCCGCCCTTCTCGACCAGCCCATCCTCGCCCAGGATAGGGTCTTCGGCGCGCCAGAACTTTTGTACATCCTGCCGAGGCCGTGTGCTTTTACGGCGTCGGCGTGGTATCACTTGTGCGCTTGCTGCCATCAGCCGGACTGGCCTTCGCCGGCAGGGCTATTCGCTTTGGCCTCGCCGTCTATCCTAGCCCATAGCTCGTAAACACGTTTCTCCAAGTGCACGTGGCTTTCCATTATCCCTTTAAGCTGGCT